GCAATGTTGACTATGGTTTTGTAGACGAACAAGAGCAATTTGCAACTGGTATATTTGATGATGATTACCATGATGATTATGGTTTTGAAGAACAATTTACAGTGGTTGAAATTTTTGAAGATGAGATGTTTCCATCTTATGAAGAATTTAGTGGTGATAACTTTGAAGAATATTTTGATGGCTCTGAACCTGAAGAATTAATAATATTTTTTGAACCTGAACCTTTACCATTTATAAATGATTTTGTTTCACATCATGATGAGCCATTACATCAAGACGATTTATTGTTAGATGAATTTATATTTCAAGAAACTTTTTTAGTAGAAGATTACAGCGAACCTGAAACATTTATTGAATTTAATAGTATTGAAGAATTAGAGGAATGGTTTGATGAAGAAACTAATGAACATTTTGAAGAAAGAATTGAAGAAGAATTTGTTAATCTTGATGAACCAGAAGAAGAATTTCTTGAAGAAATCTTTGAAGAAGAAACTGTAGAAGAAGTTTTTGAAGAAATAGAAGAAATGCAAGAAGCTATGGAAGAAGAAAGAATTGCAGAAAGAGAAGAAGAAATTAGAGAAGAATCTATAGAAGAAATTCAAGAAGAGTTTGCAGCAGTAGAATCTGACGAACCTACAGGTAAAAACAAATTAATGGTTACAGCACTTAATGTAGTTAGAGCAGGAGTACAAACAGCAGCTAACAGCTACTCACAAGCCTCTGGTGGCTCTCAATCAAATAATACATCTAGTTATTCATCTACAGGAAATACATCAACAGGAAGCTCTACAGCATCTAGTGGTGGTATTAGCACTTCTAGTAGTCCTAGTGCATCCGATCAATTTGCAAGTGCAACACAACAAACAAATCAAGTTTTGTCTATGCAAAGTGATGTAGGTGGTTCTAATAGTATATCTATGTCTATAACACCATTGCCTACTTTTGATAATTCAGCATCTATGGTTATAGCTGATGTTCAAGTGCAGAATGTGCAAGGTGAGATTGATACTGCATCTTCAGGCGTTATGACAGCTTCAGAAGCAGATCAGATAGCAGATAAGATAATTGCAGCAAACATAGAAGCACAGCAAGAAGAAATAGAAGAAGAACAACAAGAAACAGGAAAATATGGAGATGAATCCAAACTTATAGCACTCATAGGTTATGTTCCTGCTTTTAATAATTATTCACAAACAAGCGTACCTGATGCAACAACTTGGTACAGTAGCTCTGATATATATACTTCTGCTACACTAGATGATAATACCAGTGCTTTTTATGGACTGGTAAATGATAATTTAAAAGGATTAGATCAAATGATAAATGATCAACCTAATATGTGGAGATAATTATGGATTGGTTTCAAAGCAAAACAGGACAGCTTATAGCTTTAGCAACAATAGTTTCTACTCTAGCAGGATTTGGATGGACTGGAGCACAGTATGTTAATCGTATTACTAACCTAGAAGCCAAGATAGGTGGATTAGGTGAAACAGAAAACGAAATGAAAGTAATTGAAGAACGCTTTGCATCTATAGAAACATCTGTTCAGTTTTTAGAAAAAGAAATAGACAATATTAAAGTTCCTGATGTTACTGAAATTAAAACAGACATTGCTACTATTAAAGCTGATTTAATAAGTTTAGAAAAAGATTTAAGTAAATTAGAAAATAAAGACGATAATCCATTAAACGGATAATGCGTTATTTATTAGGCATTATTATACTTACGAGTTGTACAGTACCTATGCCTAAAAAAGAATGGTCTGATGCTTATGATCCTGAGCAATGGCGTAATCAATATAAAGTTTGCAAACATTTAATAAATACAGAGTTATGGACAGAGTGCATGGGAGAGTTTAATAAAAATGAGTAAAATTTTATTAGGTGTACTTGCAATATTAGGTTTGTTTACTTTTTTTCTTTGGAATGAAAACTCTAGACTAGCAGAACTTAATCAAGCATTTGAGCTAAGAGATCAAGAACAAAAAGAAGCTATTAAAACTTTGCAAGAAGATTTTAAAACGCAATCAGAAGGTTTATTAGAAATACAAAAAAGAAACAACGAAATAGAATTAGAAATGACTCGTTATCTTGATATATTTAAAAGACATAACTTAACTAAATTAGCTATTGCTAAACCTAATTTAATTGAAACAAGGGTAAACAATGGAACAAAAAAAGTATTTGATAGCATCGAAGAAGTTAGCAGGACTATTGATGGTCTTGACGATAATCTCCAGTTGCAGTCTGTTTCCGAGTAGACAACAAGTAGAAATTATTTCTAAACCTATAGAACGATCTATAGCACAACCAGTTATGCCTCGTGAAATATCTTTAAACGATCCATATTGGTATGTTGTTTCAGATAAAAATTTAGATGAGTTTCTTGCACGAATAGAAAAAGATAGTGGTAATGTTGTATTTCTTGCTATGTCAGTACCCGACTATGAGTTGATGGCATACAATACACAAGAATTAAAACGCTATATCAGTGAGTTACAAGAAGTAGTTGTATATTATAGAAAAGTTACTACACCGCAGGAGAATAAATGAACATATCACAAGAAGGAATATCTTTAATAAAAAAATTTGAAGGATGTGAATTAGAAGCATATCAATGTGCAGCAGGTGTTTGGACTATAGGTTATGGTTCAACTAAAAATGTAAAAGAAGGAGATACTCTTACGCAAAAAGAAGCAGATAATTTGTTATTACATGAAATGCAAGAGTATGAAGGTTATATCAAAGAGCTAGTAAAGGTTCCTCTTAAACAAAATCAGTTTGATGCTTTGGTATCTTGGGTATTTAATCTTGGTCCAGCTAATTTAAAAGCATCTACTATGTTAAAATTTTTAAATGCAGGTGATTACCATTTAATTCCAAGCCAAATAAAAAGATGGAATAAAGCAAGTGGTAAAGTTTTAGAAGGATTAATAAGACGGAGAGAAGCAGAAGCATTAATGTTTGAAGATAAAGACTGGAGTGCTGTGTAATGCCTTTAGTTAAATATGTTTTTAGACCGGGTATAAATAAAGAAGGTACTAACTATAGCAATGAATATGGTTGGTTTGATGCTGACAAAGTAAGATTTCGTAAAGGCAAACCTGAACGCATAGGTGGCTGGGATAAATTTACTGATGGAAGTTTTATTGGAACTTGTAGAAAACTATACCCATATAAAGCTATTGATGGCGATCAGTTTATAATACTTGGTACTCATCAAAAACTTTATGTTCTTAATGGAGATATTTATTACGATATAAATCCTATTAGAGCTACTTCTACTAATGGTGTTGTATTTGCAGCAACTAATGGATCATCTACTATTACAGCTACTGACGATGCACATGGAGCAGTTGCAGGAGATTCTGTTACTTTTGCACAAGCTGTTAGTTTAGGTGGATTAATTACAGCTACTGTTCTAAATCAAGAATATCAAATTGATTCTGTACCTACTGCAGATACTTATACTTTTACTGCTAAAGATACTGATGGCGTTACTGTTACTGCTAATTCAAGTGATACAGGTAATGGTGGTTCAGGGGTAGATGGTGTATATCAAATTAACTCAGGATTAGATGTTTATGTTCGTTCTACTGGTTGGGGTGTAAACCCTTGGGGTAATGGAACATGGGGATCAAAAGCTGATTTATCTTTAACCAATCAACTTAGATTGTGGACTATAGATAATTTTGGTGATGATACTCTTGCTGCACCTAGAGGTGGACCAATATATTTTTGGGATGAGTCAGATGGTTTAAGCACCAGAGCTACACTGCTATCAGCAGAATCAGGTGCAAGTGATGTGCCTACAGCAGTTATACAAGTAATGACTTCTGATGTAGACAAACATTGTATTGCATTTGGTTGCAATCCTATAGGCTCAAGCACTATAGACCCTTTACTAGTAAGATTTTCTGATAGAGAAAGTGCAGTAGATTGGACTCCTACAGCAACTAATCAAGCTGGTGGCGTACAACTTTCACAAGGTTCTGAAATTATTGGAGCACTTAGAACAAGACAAGAAATACTTATATGGACTGATGTAGGCATTGTTTCTATGCGTTTTGTTGGTGAACCATTTATATTTTCATTTACAGAAGTAGGAGAAGGAGCATCTCTTATAGGACCTAATGCTGCTGTAAGTGCTAATAATAGAGTTTATTTTATGGATGTAGGTGGCTTTTATAGTTATTCAGGTTCTGCAGAAAAAATACCATGTACAGTATTAGATTATGTTTTATCTGATTTAAATCAAGATCAATCATTTAAAGTATTTGCTGCAGTTAATAACATTGCTAATGAAGTAATGTGGTTTTATCCATCAGGAACTAATACAGAAATAGATAAATATAATGCTAAAATTAGCGAAGCTATAGGCCCTCATATTGCAGAAGCTCAACAAGAAATGGGGGGTTTTGATATAAGTATGCTACCTCCTGAGTTTCTAGCTGAGATGG